TTGACGCATACTGTATTTTATATGTCGTGGAACTGGTCGTATTTGGGGAATCCAAATAACTCCATGAGACCGGAAATGTCATATATTCCATATGAGTTCTATCTCCAGAACCTCCAAAAGCAACATTACTTTGATTCCCTGTAGCTTCAGAACTTGCACCTATAGAGGTTGTACCTCTTAAAATTTTAAAGCCTATATAACTATCATTCGCACCACCGTAAACAACACTGCAAGTAACTAATATTTTACTTGAGCTTGAGACAGGTGTAATTGCTTGAGACAATCCTGTGTCTGTATAGGTACTAGAAGTTGTGGAAGTTGTACTTGATGTTGATTGTTGAACTACTTGAATGACATGACCTGGAGCTGAAAGCCCGTTGTTATTAATAACTGCTCGCTCTACTCCACCTGTTGCAAATTGAATAGCATCGGAACTATAAAAAACCCCAGTATTTGCATCACCACCTCTAACCCCCGGACTAGCAGCAGATCCATCTACTGACGAAATTCCTGTTGAGCCTGAAATCGTTACTGCCATTTAGACCACCGTCCAACTACTGCCTGCAGGTATTGTAACCGTTTTCCCCGTATTAATCACCACATTTCCAAAACTACCAGCACCTCTAGCAGCTGTAATTGTGTAATCATGTGTGATCGTTAGCTCGTTTTCCCAAAAACACGCATTTGCGCCATTATTTCCACCTGTAGCTCCTTGCCCAGATCCCACATTTTCCCAACTTCCGTTCTTATATGCTTCCACCTCATGATCAGTGCTGTTGTAACGTATATCTCCATTTGTTGCACTTCCTGGCCTTTGTCCTGTAGTCCCTGACGGGAGTTGGATTGAACCTGTCGAATTAAAAAGAACCTCTCCAGCAAATTGAGCAGTACCCGTAAATGACGGTGCATCTAATTTTGCCAACCCTAAATTAGCTGTATTTAGTGCACCAATTTCATGCCATGTTGTACTAGTAGAAGCATCTCTAATTTTTAATTTATTGTTTGTTGTGTCAGCCCATAGTTGATAATTAAAGCTGTCACTTGCAGTTGGTTCAGTACCGCTAGCACTATGAGTTGCTAATGCTTTTAAAGCCGTATTAAATTGGGTCCTTACCTGCGACCCAGTTCCATTAGCAATATCAAAATCAGAATTGTAAGGCATCTTAAGTCTCTAGTTAAAATCAGTTTAGACGGCTCTTCCATATCCTACAGCCGTCCAAGTAAATTCTTTGTCAATAGCTGCTCCTGAAGAGTTTTTGATAGTAAAAGTAAATTGAGTTCCTGTAACTGTTCCCATGTCTATATAATCCCCTGTTGCCATACCATAAACAGCAATAGTTACACTTGGAAGATATGCCGTTGTACTTCCTCCTAAAGCAGATGTACCTGTCCAAAATGCCTTGGAGAATGAAACTGTTTTAGCACCTGCTCCGCTATCTGCTTTTGCAATACTTTGTTCAGTTCTTTGCTCAAATGTTGAAATATAACCTAGATTTTCAATGTGCATATTTTGTTGAACATCAGAACTTGTTAAATGAGCCTTAAATTTAAAAGCCCGACCAGTAAAGGTTCCTTTCGTTAATGTTGTCGCAGCCGACCAAGTAGGCGAAGAGCTTGGGTCATCATTAGTTGTATAAATATCAATCCATGTATTTACTTTATCAATATCTCCTCCATCCCAATCTTCGCGACTATTAACATCAGGCCACGAATCCATTAAGTCAGAAAGAAAAGAACCTCCCCCAAAAACGTATTTTTGAATATCTAAAGAAAAAGAACCTCCTAAGTCAAGGACACTAGCAAAATCATAGGAACCACTACTTTTCACCTTCCCATCGCTATCTAATTCTAATTTCAGTACATCACTTGTAGAGTTATATTCTGTATTCGTTTTAGTCCCAGAGAAAGGAGTGGAAAGTGTGTCTTCTCTTTGATTTTTAACTAATAATGTTTGTGCTTTTTGTCCATCTGTAGATATAGCAACAGAAGTCGGATTTTCGCTAAATCTGTTTCCATCATCTGCGAATTTAACAAAGACAGTTCCTGTTAATTTCGGAATGAGGGCTTCTGTTGAATGGCCAGGAATAGCTTTGATTAAATCCTGGCTATTACTCCATATTGCATTTGCACCTGTAACACTCGTATGTCGTATAAAGACCCTACCTCCTACTTTTACATCAAGAGAGGTTGTTTCATCCCAAGATAATCTTCCCAACCCTGTCCCTGGATCATTTTCAAAACGAAGATTTGCAACGTCTTCAGGAACACGTAACTTTCCAGTAAGAGTGAAAGTCTCGGAAACAACTT